TTGGTTTGGAAGAAATCGAAACCAGGCAATTTCGCCCAAGCCCCGTACCGGTTCCTGTGCGAACACGAGGACATCCTCGTCTTCACCCGGGGTGGGACCGCCGCGAACGCCAAAAACCCGATGACGTACAACCCCCAAGGGACAGTGTCTTGTCACCGTGTGTGTCACGGGAAGACGGGTGCCTCGGAACACCGCCAGCGGAGGAAACCCCAAGACAAATATATACAGACGACCACGAACTACCCTCGAAGCATCTTGGAGTTCCCGAACGAGGCCAAGACCGTGCACGCGACACAAAAACCGTTGGCGTTGGTGGAGTATCTGGTGAAGACCTTCAGCAACGAGGGGGACACGGTGTTGGACAGTTGCATGGGTTCGGGCACGTGTGGTGTGGCGTGCGCGAGGACTGGTCGCGTGTTCCACGGCGTGGAGGCGAACGAGGACATCTTTCGCGCGGCGAGGGACAGGATCAGTACGGATACTTCCTGACCCACACGTTGGCGATGTACTTCGTGCCCTTGGTGACGGGTTCCCCACAGTGTAAGGATTTCCCACACACCAATTCGTAGTTGTCGAGGTTGTGGAAAAAGAGGACGTCGCCCTTCTTGAGTCGGTATTTCTTATCGAGACGGGGGAAGTGGGTGGAACCACCTTCATATTCACTCTCATCGTTCAATCCGATGATGAAAGTGTACATCCGGTGGTTGTTGTCCCCTTCGAACGCGTCTTGGTGTGGTTTGTAAAACCCACCGGGTGTGTACTTGAGCACGCTCAACATCTCCACGTTTTGGATCGGTCGATCCACGTACTTGAGACACTTCGACATGACGCGCTTGATCACGTCGTCCGTCCGAGGGTCCAACCACGCGGTTTGACTTTGTCGGGTCTTGTGGTCGAGGATCTTGTTTTGGGCCACCGTGGACGGCTTGAACTTTTTATCCGCCTGCGCGAGGATGTGATCGCACTCGCGGTCCGTGACCAAGTCCTCGATGACGACAGGTTCGACGTACCTCGGGATGAGCAAAAAGATGAAAATGATCTGGGCGAGGAGGAGGTAGTTGAGCATCGTCTATTTTGGACACAGAATTTTTTTACAATTGCTCTAGCATCCTAGGGGTCACGCAGTTGTACCGTGTCCATATCTTCTGTATCTCCCCATTCGTGTAATCGATCAACTTCACGATGTTCTCTACAATCTCTTTCCTATTCTCGGCTTCGACGATGTACTGTCGCAGCATGTCCCCGCCGGTGTCCGTGCACATTCGAATGATGAATGATATGTCACGACACTTGTTCACGTACTTGTCCCTCCTTTGAAGCTCGCGCTTGAACTTGTCCTCGTCCAAGTGGTTAAGGAGGTAGGACATCCTCAGCCGTCTGTTATCCACGAGTTCTCGATTATAGTCGGTGGTCATGTCGTACCTCCACTGCAGCTGGTACTCGAAGTCAGACAGCTGCAGGCGGAACGCCAACAGTCGTATGTCCGCGGGTATGGAACGAAGTTCCCTGTACGTGGGGATCCCACCACATGGTATGTCCCCGTGTTCCCTCGATCGCGTCTGCCCGCCCGCGTTCTTGAAGGCGATGAAGTGTGGGTTGTGGATGCGACCAGTCCTATCCACCGCCCCCGTGCGCCAGTCCCACGCGGTGTGACACGACGGGTTGGTGCACCACATCTGCGAGCACCCCTCCGTGCGCTGCACGCGCCACCCACACCCCGGACACGGTCGAGTCTCCTTGTTCAGGAGGGCCATCGTCTTCACGTTCTCTGGGTCGCACTCGTGGTCATCGCTCGCCAAGCCCATGCACTTGTCGCAGTACTGCGTCGAACACAGGGTGCAGAACCAGTCGTCGTTCAGTTGGCCCTTGCACTCGCTCGCTGGGCACGGGTGGGTGAACTGGTCGGTCTTGGTGAGGTCTGGTCCGTCTCTCCGAAGGCGTCTGATCTCGTCCAAGGTTTCCCCGACGTCCCTGAAGACTTCCCCGAGTGGGGTGTTGGCGAACTCGGTCTCTATGAGCTGCACCCGTCTAAAGTGTGGAACGTGGAGTATGTTGTACTGGGCGTAGAGTTCGAACAGTAGATCTTGCTTTTCGTACAGACCCTCGAGGAGTTTGTTAATCCTGTTCATGTTCTCGATGTCGAGTTGGGTCTCTCCGAGACGAGCCTTCTCGCGCTCGAACAGAACGGTCTCCCGGTGCTTCCTGTACTCGGTCGATCGGAACGCTTTGCTGCACCACGAGTCGACAAACTCTCGATCCCACGCGTGGTGGCACCCCATGCACTGGGAATCGGCCATGATCGAGAGCAAGTACGTCTGCGCACATTTGCGACACGTGAGCAGATCGCAGAACCCGCATTTCACCGGGACGCGAAAGGTTTTGTTGTGGGGTTCACAACACACATCACACGTACTGTCAGCCATGGAAAGCTTTCATTGGAAAACTTTAAGCGAGTCCGTGGGGTGGGTGCATTTTACATTCACGCCTTGACGACGTAGTTCTTAAGGAAATAGAAGCACACCGCGGCGAAGAGACCGGTGGAGACGACGCCGACCGTGGAGCGACCGCCCTGTTCTGTGAGGAACTTGGGAATCGTCGTCGCCATCTTCTCTTGCACGCCCTTGCTCACGGCGATGGTCGCGCACACGCCGGCCAAAAGGGCGATCATTTGATCGTCCGTGAGATTCATCGGATTCTTCGACGCCGGGGCTGCTTGTTGCTGTTGGGCGGGCATCATCTGCGGACCCATCGCGTGTTGCGGGGCTTGGTGCATAAGGGACTGCATTCGTCCACCTTGGTCGGCCATCATCGGCGGTTCCATGGAGGCGTATTCGCCACCGGCGCCCATCCCGGCGCCCATGTCCATCACGTCAGCGATCGGGGTGCTGTCCATCTTCGTAGTATTCTGCTGGATGGCAATATTTTTTTCCTGCGAGACGAACGCCGTGGTGGAGGCGCGTTCGTCTTGTTGCTGAGGTGGTGGGGGTGGTGGCGCTGGTTGGGAGAGTGGGACGTACGACGAACCGTCGTCCGCGAGATTGACTGCACTAATATCCGTCGACATCTTCTGGTTCTAGCTCTGGTTTTTTATATCGTCTGAGGACGCATCACGAACGTTTCGTCACGGTGACTCCTCCCGTTCGTTTCTTCGCCGCAGCCTTGTCCTCCTTTTCGTTCGCCTCGTAATATTTCGGATTGTACAGCTTCTTGTTCATCCGCCAAAGGGCTGGTGAGCCCACCCTGAAGTTTTTCCTAAGGGCGGCTTTATACCAAAACACACAATCTTGTATCCGGTTAGATTTCACAGTGTTGTCGAGCACGAGACATTCGTAATTTTCTGTGCACGCATCCATCACGGCATTGAATGACTGAAATGTTGGAAAAATTCCAAAAAAATTCTTGTAGAGACGCTCGCGGTTTTGGGTGATGTTTTCCCGGAGGACGAAAATGTAGTCCGCATTCGCGCGAAGGGCGGGGGGGAGATCCATGGAGTACTGCAGGCTCAGCATGAATAGAATCTTCCAGTGTCGACCATTCATAAAGCACTGCCTGATCACGGTGTCTTTAAGGAATTTGTTATCGTACATGCAATCATCTAAAAGCATGAAGGCTGGTGAATCGTGGCCTTTGTGGATGAGCTTGCGCTGGCGAGCCATCACCCGCTCGATGGCTTCCTTGTCGTAGTCACCGTAGATGCAGATGGGAGCGACGAAGTTTTCGTAAAAGTGGTTTCCTTCCTCAGTCCCCGAACACACGATACCCGCACCGATGTGTCGGTGATAGTACATGATGTCCTTAATGAGCGTGGACTTTCCTGTGTTGCGTTTCCCGATGAAGATGCACACGCGGTCGCTGGACATGGTCTCTGGGCGGAACTTCCTGAGCTGGAGATTCATGTCAACCTGAAATAGGCATTGTGTTTTTTTTCGTAAAATTTTCGGCGTTTTATTACAGATGTCTGGACGGCTCACGTTAGCCGCCACCGGCAAGATTGATGAGTGGCTCACCAAGTCACCCGTCTACAGTCACTTCCTCACCCGGTTCAAGCGTCACACGAAATTTTCAGTGGAACAGAAGGAACACACCTTCGACGGCACGATCGATTGGGGGAAGGAAGTCACCGTCCAGATACCAAACTCTTCAGGGGATATGATCCGCAAGATGACCCTTCGAATCTCCTTGTGGGATCCCACCCCGGACTACCCGTACAGTGGACAATCCACCGTGAACGACAACTTTTACCCACCGTCCGTGTGCACACACATGATCGAGTACTGCGACTTGGTCATCGGCCAGCAGACCATCTCTCGCATACGCGGGGAGTGGATCTACATGCAACAACAACTCTCGAGCACGAACGACGACGTGGAGCAGACTCAGTATTTCTTGAACGGCATGGGGCAGTTCCTGAGGTACTCCGACGGGTACTACACCTACTACCTGGACCTTCCATTCTTCTTCGACAAGAACCCGGCGCTGAGCATTCCCAACTTTGCCCTCACGAAACAGCGAGTGAGCGTTCGGTTGAAAATCAGACCCCTGGAGCAGATGATCTACGCCGGGTACCCCACTAACCTCGACCTGTCGGCGAGGATTCAAAACCTTTCACTGAACTGCGAGATGGGATTCATCACCGATCAAGAGAAGGCGTACATGATGACTCGACCGATGAATTACGTCATTCAGACCTTGCACATGAGCGAGTTCAAGATGAAGCAGGGGGAGAACAAAAAGAGCGTGATGTTGAACTTCGACGGCCCGGTCAGGGAAATGTACGTGGTTTCCCAGAACGACAGGGACGTGGAGTGGAACATTCCGATCAACTTCAACACCATCAAGCGCCTCCGGTTGGAGCTCAACGGCGCGGTGGCCTTCGATTACGGCACGAAGTACCTCACCTACGTCCACGCCCTTAGAAAGCGGGTGAATTGCCCGAGGGTCCTGGAGACGAGCACGGTGAACCCCAACACCCTCTCGAACGAACCGGTGACCCTGAACTCCGAGTTCGCCATGTACAGTTGGGCGAACGATCCGACGTCCTACCACTACAGCGGAGCAGTGAACTTTTCGAGAATCAGGCACAAGTTATTGACAGTGGAGATCACACCACAGAACGCAAACTACGACAACAAGACACGGGTGTACGTGACGACGATGAACGTCTTGACCGTCTTTGGCGGTGTCGCCGGTTTAAAATTTTAGGGCGTACATAGTAGATGGCTGGAAGGATTCAACTCGAAGCACAGTCCAAGAGCGACCGTTTCTTCACACAGAAACCAGAGTTGAGTTTCTTCAATGAGCGCTTCAAGGCTGCGGGGCACTTCGCCTCGGAGACCTTGGAGATTGAAGCCGACAACGACACGCCCGACTTTGGAAAGACCGTGCGATTCACCATCCCCGCCAACAGCGGTGACTTGATCAGGTACCTCAGCGTTCGCGTGGTCCTTCCCGGGTTGGAGGGTCTGAACGGGTGGATCGAGAGCATCGGTCACTGTCTGTTCGAGTACGTGGACTTCATCATAGGGGGTACGGTGGTCCAGCGCCTGAACACGGACTACCTCGGGTGCGTGTACGCCGAACACAGGACGACCCAAAGTCAGCAGAGGGCCTTAGAGAAACTGGTGGGCAAGTACCCCATAAGAAGTGCCGCCGACAGGGTCGGGTCTAAGAGAATCCTCTACCACTTGGGGAACGCCGCCCTGAACACGGATTTTGAGTACTACGTCGACTTACCCTTCTGGTTCTCCCAAGCGGAGTCCTTGGCCGTGCCTCTGTGTGCGATGCGAACGCAAGAGGTCGAGGTGGAGATGAAACTGAGGGATTACCGACCGTTGGTGTGCAACTACCAATCCATCGACGCCACCCGACCCGACCTGACCATAAAGCCGTCCATAAAGGAGTTGGTCCTCGCCGCGGAGATGGTCTACCTCGAACCCGCGGAGGTCACCCGTTTGCAATCGCTCACACTCGATTACGTGATCACCCAAACACAAGAGCAAAAGTTTACCATTCGCTCAGGGGAGCTCAGCAAGCGCTTCTTCATGGACCTTCGTCACCCGGTGTCGGAGTTGTATTTCTTCGTCCAGCGTGACGACCTCGACCAGGAGCAAGAGTTTTGCAGTCCGTTGGATTACGACAACATCACCGTGGATCCGTCCACCCAATACGGCCGACTCTCACCCGACGGACGTCTGTTGTTGTACGAACACCTCGAACACCTGGAGTTGACGTTCGACGGGGAAAAGATCCTTAACGAGAAGACGGGTCGGTGGTTGTTCTTAAAGTCGGCACAGAGTTCGTTGCATCACTCCAAGTCACAAATCATAAGGAGGTTTTACAGTTACGCATTCGCCCTCGAACCCGAGAACGGGGCCTACCCAAGTGGGTCCTTAAATATGGATCGCTATAAAGACCAGATCCTCGACGTGAAACTGAACACGTCAAACTACAACAGAGAGCTTCGCGTGTTGGCGTTGAGTCACAACATCCTTCGTGTGGAGGGGAATCACGCGAGAACTATTTTCACGGACAACTCTTAAGAAGGATGGAACAGGCAGCCATTGACATCATCACCCCAGTTTTAGAGACCAGTTTCATCCTGGCGAGCAAATACAGCAACGCGTGCGGTCGTTCGTACATGACTGCGCAAGACTTTGAGTACGCTCTCAAGTATTGCGCTAGGAACACCGTGGGCAACCACGTGGGTTCAATCTTCCAGGGCGAGGACTTCGACGAGAACGACGACGAGGACGACGACGAGGACTTCGATGAGGACGACGTGGAGATCGTCGAAGAGGAGGAAGGTGCTTTCACCCGATACGACGGCGACGACGAAGCTTTCCTTAAGGTGAATGAATCGGTGGACACGTGGGATGAGTGGGAACCGTATTCGCCAGCAGAGCAACTCTTAAAATCTGCCATTGACAGTAATGAGCACTTCGTGGTCGAATGAAGAAGACCCGGAGGGGTGGAACGTCATCGAATGCTCTACAACCTTCAAAGTGGTTGAGAGCGATTCGTCGTCCTCAAGCGATGAAGAGGATGACGACGACGACGTCGTCCAGCACGTCTTCTCCAGGAGCACCAATAAATCCCTCAAACCGCAAAAGTACAAAAAGATTTGTCAGGTTGAGGAACTTGTTCCAGAGTAAACTTTTTTCTCACTTTGTATATATAAAACAACCATGTCCACGTCCGAACAAATTCGCATCGTGACCCAGGAGCTCGAAGGCCAATCCCTCAACTCTTTGGTTGCCGGCTTCTCCTTCGCCGCTGCCATGTCGTGGATGGATGTCAGCCGATGGGTGATCTCTCGCGTCATCAAGGGTTCCCGCAACACGGGCATCCAGTACACGCTCACCGCTTTGATGACGACGCTCCTCAGTGTCCTCGTCTACTTGGTCGTCGCCTCTTTGAGCAAGCGTGTCAAGCGCCCGGAGCGCCCGATCTACGCCATCAGCCGCTAATCGACCAGATGAGGAGCATTCCCATCAGTAACACAAAAGCAATCGGAACATACTTTTTCCATTCATAGACGTGCACCTCCTTCTCGGGCAGGTCTATTGGTGGCGGTAAGTCCAAATCGTGCTCGACCTCTCGCGACGTCCCGGCGAGCTTGTCCGTGTTCCCGGTGATTTTCAGCTTCAAGGCGTGATCCCTGCCCCTGAAATCGATCGGGATGAGCTTGTTGTTCTCCTTGTAAAAGAACTCCACGCGGAGCTGGGAGATCTCTTTGTGTGACCCGAGTTTGAAATCGTGCGTGACGGCGTCGTCCGTCCCGGACAGCGTGATGTACTGGTTATCGATCACCCCCGTGGACATGAACGTGCCAGTGTAGAAGGGTGTGTTCGTGAAGACGTCTTGGGTGAAGTCGACGGCGCCCGAGCTCACCCTGACGACGTACGTCTTCGGTCCGCACTCGTAATCCACCTTACCCTCCAAGTCCAATCGACCGTTCTGTGACGTGACGTCGGACGCGGTGAACCCGAGCACTTGGTTGGGGCAGGTCCTACCGGACACGTTGCTGTCCCAACCGTCGACACCAGACTTGAAGAGGAGGGTGAAATCGTTCGAGGTCGCGGTGTTTTGAAACACAAGGCTCGACCGGGTGGATAGAAAACTCACGCTGTCTATGGTGACGATCCCGGCCGCTGTCAGGGCGTCCTGTATTTTCGTGGCCAGGGACGAACCGCTGTTGATCTCCCTCGAGGTGATGTCCACGGTGTGCACACCGGCGTCGGTGGCTGAGCCCAAGATTTCCACGCTGAAGCGACTGTTGTTGTCGTGGATGGCGGATTGGGACGTCGGCACGCGCGCGGACACGATCTCCAACCCGGTGACGTCGTAAATAGGGGTCTTCAAGTCGACGACGTAACAGTTGGCCAACGGCCACTCCGAGGTGTCCCTCTCACCACTGTCGATGTCTAGGTAGTACACACTTCCCATTAGAATCACGATAGAAAATTCTAATGAGGAGTTTTCCCCATGATGGGTGTGGGTGGTTTAGGCCACCGTGGAAAGGTTGTGATTGAACGGGTTTTGGGAGAGTTGGTTCTTGGCGATGTCCAAGTTCCTCGACCTCGGGTCCTCCATCCCCTTGAACGCGTTGAACTTGTGATAATCGGCGTTCTTGACGTTCTGGAAGCGTCCACCCGGTTCGGCCGCGTTGAAGCGTCCGTCCACGCGGCTCTGGTCCAACCGAACCGTCGTGAGCGCACCACCCGCCTTGAGCGGTCCCTCGCGCACGTTCATCCTACCCGCACCTGAGAAACGACCCTGCTTCTCGCGCCTGTCCTCCGGCCTGAAACCGTGGCGCATGAGGTTTTCGTTGGATCGATCCTGCATCGCGCTGACCGCGGCGCTGTTCACGTAGGCGCCGTGGAAGTTGCTCACGCCCGGAGCCGCACCGTTGATGCGCTGGCTGTTGGCGTCCGTCTTGAAACGCGTCGGGTTCTGGTAGGGCGTCGCGGCCGGGATGAAACGCTTGGCCGGGGCCTTGTCCAAACCGTCGTTCCGCAGGCCGGTCTGCGCGCGCGGGTTGATCTTCTTGGATCGCTCGTGTTCTGCGCGCGGCGCAAGTCCGGAGAACCCTTGGGCCCGTCCCCCGGCGAGGGGCAGGCGTTCGGGCAAGAAGGCCGTCTTCTCCGGTCGGTTGTGTCCGATCTGTTGTTCGTTCACGCGGCGACCACCCAAGACGTCTCCACCCGCGTTGATGCGACCTGGGAGCTGGGTGAGTCTGTACTCGCCCGTGTTCACGGGATAGACACGGAAGTCCGGCTGCTGGAAGCCACCCGTGGCGACGACGTCCGGGCCGACGCCGAGACCCGGGCCGACTTGGACCTTTTCTACGCTACTGACATTGTTCATGATGCCTTGGTCGTACACTCGGTTCCTCATATTGAGAATCTCAGTACCTGATGAACGCTGCTGAGGTGCGATGACCGCGAAGCTCTCGACTTCGCGCTTCCTGCTTTCGATGAAGGGAAGCCTCTCATCGAAATCATCGTACGCCTCTTCGTCCTCTGGTTCATCGAGAAGCGGTGGGCTGTAGGAGACTTGCTCTTCCTTCTCGACCTCCGGTTCCTTGGCGAGCCGCTTGCCTGCGAAGACAAGGCCCGCGATAGCCATGATGGACAACGGGTCTGCCATTATTACTACTACTAGGGTCACAAATAAATTTTACTTCGGGGCCCCGTAACGCTCGAAGAAGAGATTGTTTTGGAGCTCCGATCGAGAGCTCGTCGGGTCGCTCGCCACGCGGAGCGGGAGCTTGCACGTGGTGTCCACGAGCGGGTAGAGGTTGCGCTCGTACGGGAGGACGACCTTCTTGTTGAAAGACGTCGTCGCTTGGGGTCGGAGCGAGTCGGAGACGTCGATCAAGTGCGCGGGTGCACCGCCTTGGGCCTTGTAAGGCGCAGTGCCCCACACCTCCGTGCTCGGTCGGCAGTCACCGCAGTTCAACGAACTCGGTTTCGGGTACTCGAAGACAAAATCATCCGCCTTGTGTTCGGGCTTAGTGTCGGCATCCAAAGACAAAGACAGTCCCGGTTGTAATTGATACGCCATTATGTGGTCTGTAATAATTGAAGATATTTTTCCTAGCGCCTGTCGCTGGCGTCGTTCAAGCCACCGAAGGCTTCCAGTTGCACACCACGCATGTTCGGTGAGCACAACTCGGCATCACCCCCGCGGCACGACGGCCCGTTCTTCTTACCGTAACACCACTCGGCGAACCCGACGGTGTCGCCTGGAATACTAGTGACCGGGACGGAGACGAACTGTCGAGCCGCGTGACGCTTTCGATACTCCGGAAGGGCGGTGCGCGACCGGGCCGGACCGAAGCGGAAGGTGTTGTCCATGTAAGAGTTCACCATTGGCTTGACGCTCGGATACCACGCCGCACTGGGTCGGTTCGGGCGGTCGGTGTAGTCCGTCATGAGGACGTTCCCCATCGGGTTGTCCTTGGTCGGGAGCTGCACGTCGTCGTGCCCGTCCTCCACGTGCGCCGGGCGACCGTACGCCGGCTTGACCATGTCACTGGTGTGCATCAAGTACAAGACACCGAGGACCGTGGCCGCGAGGACGAAAATGCGAAGGTCGCGTCTAATGAGGTACAGACCTGCCGAGCAGTAGAGGATGAACCTACTGGCGCTGTTGATGCGCTCGACAGGAGTCTGCGACGAGTTGGGCCAAAATTCAGTGATGCGATCGGCTCTGATGAGCTGCTTCGGATCCTCAAACCAAGTGGTCATGATTACAATCAGTCTACATTTTATTATTGAGCAGGCCACCAAGCATCGAGGTCATGGACTTCATAAGGGCGGCTTCGTCGAGGCCACCACCGTCCTGCTCCATCTTGTCAGCGCAGTCTTTGGCGATGTTCTCAATCGCAGACAAGGTCTCTTGCGGGACGGCGCTGATCGTCATCCCGAGGAGGTGGAGGGTCTGGAGGTATTGCCAGATCGCACCCTTGGTCTTGTCGGACGTCTTCGCCCAGTTCTTCTTGATGTTCAAGTCCTTGAGGAAATCGATGTCCTGTTCGAGGAGGAAGGACTCGTCCCTGGCGCTGATGTGATCAACGTACGGGGTGATAGACTTCATGAACAAGTCCACCACCGTCCGTGGCGCGGTCGAGCGAAGGAGTTCGAACTGTGTCGCGAACTTTTTGATTCCCTGCTCTTCGGGCCAACACTTGCCGAGTTCCGTGAGGAACTGGCCGAGCATGTCACAGAATGCGCTGACGGACGCCATTGTGTGATATACTATGTCACAATCTTTAAGTTTAATTTAGAAGGGTTCCGTGCTGATGGTCTCCTTAACACCGAGTCCGTTACTGACGATGAAGTACACCATAAGGAAGTTCAACATCGCCGGCTTGGCGTACGCGTTGAGGGGTTGCTGACCCTCGTTGTTGACTTTCGCCTTGATGTGGATGTAGGCCGCCGTGCACACAGCGGCGAAGAGGCCGGCTGACATCGGATCGCGGAGGTACTCCTCGAATTCCGCCATTTACTCTAACTAGTACATAGGTTTTTTTACGCGACGTTCCGGGGCGTCCGCGAAGAAGGTGTCGTCCTCGTCGTCGTCCTCGGTTTGCGCAGCCACCGCCGGTGACGCCTGGGGAATGGGGACGTTGGGCACCGTGCGGAACTCATTCTCGAAGACGCCCGGGGTCGCCGGGGTCGCCGGGGTCGCCGCGTCCACCGGGGCGCTGGGGGCCTCCTCGGTCGGGAGCGCCATCTCGTCAGGTTCCTCGGATTCCGGGGCGTCGCCCGCCATCGGCTCCTCGGGTGCCACGGGCTCTTCCACGGCTTCCGGCTCCTCTTCCTCCGCGGGTTCGTCCTCCGTCTCTTCTGGGTCAAGGGCATCACCTTCTTCGAAGTCCTCGAGGTTGATGTCCTTCTCCGACGCGCTGGACATGTACGTCTTGAGGATCTCTTGGATGGGGATGAGCTCGCGCACGGTGGCCTCGATCTGCTCGCTGAAACGCGTGGTGAGGCGACAGTCCCTGTCGTATTCGCTCACTTCCTCCGTGAAGATGTAGGGATCGATGTAGAGAGACTTGGCACACGCGACGTAACACGCCTGGATGAAGGTCTCCGCGGACGGGACGCGAAGCTGGATGCGTTTGTTCTCGCTCTTGAGACGCACCGCGCTCAGAATTTTGGTCTGGGCGACGAAGACGGCGGCCAAGAGGTCGTTGAACCAAGAACACCTGGACGTGATGGTGTCGGCGTGCTTGCGAGCGAGGTTTTCGTTCCACGCTTGCACCTCCTTGAGGTACTTTTGGAACTGCTGGAGAGGCTTGCGATTCTTGCTCTCCTTCACCGCCTCCTCGAACAGGGCCTGGAAGACCTCAATCATGCTCGGCGCCATGATGTTGCAGAGCTGAGACATGTACTCCTTTCGGGCTTCAACTAAGACGTGTAAACTGTTGTCCATTGTACGATAGTCGGTGTTTAAAAAATCCCTCGGATCACGCACCCTTCTTCTTCCTGTACTGATCCGCCACCTTGCGCAGATTGAGGAAATCCGGAAGGTCCGGGACGTCCACCACCTTGTCCACCTCGTCATCCACCGTCTGCGACCGGCTTCGGTTGCTTTTGGTGGACCACGACACGTAGATGTCTCGCTCGTTCACTTGCTGCACGTGGAACCCGCCTCGGTCGAACTGCCTGGCGATGTACCGCGCCGCCGCGGCGACGTCGTAGGTCGGGAATCCGATGAGGAACGCCGGCACTCGCAGAAATATCTGCTTCTGACCCATCGCCGCCGCGCTCCGTATCTTCGCGCTCAGCTGTTCGTAGATGACCTTGTAAAGTTCCTTCCGCTGGGCCTTTTTCTCCTTGTCAATGCGGACGACTTCCTGCACCGAGAGGTGGGGCATCTTACATTTAAGGAAGCTTTTGTGATTCCTTGGCAGACGCAGCCACCTTCTCCTTCACCATCTTGTACTCGGTGAATTCGCGACCGGTGCCGTCGCTCTCGTACGCGGAGACGTCACCCGGGGTGTGGAAGCCCAGGGGTTGGGAACGCAAGGCCAAGACGTTCGCCACGTCGTTCTTCACCGCCAAGGTGGCGACGACGGCGAAGACGTGGGAGAAACCACCCAACTTGCTCGCCATGAACATCACCTCGTAGACGTCGTTCGCCTTGTTTGTGTACTTGCGCACCTGGGTGGTCTCGATGATGGCCGTGCACGCCTTGACGCGCCTGGAGATCTCTTCGTTCGTCTTCGTGACCATCTCGCTCATCAAGTCGTTCCCGATCTCGACGTCGACGCGCTCGTACTGGCTGAGATCCACCACGGGGTCGTTCAGGACGACCTCCTTCTCGGTGTTCCTGGTGAAGTTGAAAGAGGTGAACTCTTCGCGGGTGTTTTGGATGGTGATCCCGAAGACCACGATCGCGAGGAGGGCGACGAGGATCCAATTGATCTTCATGCTGTGCTATAATACTGCGTCAAAATTTTCTCACAACAAAACTGGTCACATATCAGAGACATGTCGTTGCTGATTTACAGCCCAAAGTGTGAACACTCCAAGCAGATCTTGGCCCTCGTGCAAAAGCACAAGCAGTTGCAACAGCTCGTCAAGTTCCACAACATCAACACCCAAGGCTTACCCGCGCACTTTCGACAAAAAGTCACGCACGTGCCCACAATGTTCACTCAAAACGGGAAGATCCTCGTCGGGTCTGAGATCCGGGCGTGGCTCACCTCACTGCTCCCGTCGCCCGAGGTCACGCAGTGTGATTTCGGGACGTGCGCCATGTCGACCCTGGACGGGGAGGGGGTGAACGACGACATCTTCGACTTGGACAGTTACGGCCAGGCCCTCCAACCGGTCATCACCCCTGAGCTCCAACAGAAGATCACCCAACAGGTTAAAGACACCCCGTACCAAGACAACGTTTAAAGCTTCAGGGCAAAATCACCGTAATGATGATGCACTTATGTACCATCCAGTCCGGAGCGGTCCGCTCCATGATCGAATGCTTTAAAGACATGCTTAACGATTGCAACTTGATCTTTAACGAGACAGGGGTGAGCTTGGTGACTCTCGACACCAGTCGCACCAGTCTCGTGGACATGAAGTTGGACGCCCAAAACTTTGAGGAGTACACGTGCGACGGCACGGTCGTGTGCGGGATCAACATGTCCAACACGTGGAAGATTCTCAAGTCGGTGTCCACCGCGGACATCCTCCGCCTGAGCGTCACATCCCGGGAGTACATGACCATCGAGATCGAGAGCGAGGCGAAGAAGACGAAGAGCTCGTTCCAACTGAAACTCTTGGACATAAATGATAATCGCATCACGGTTCCGGAGATTCAGACGTCCAGTGTCACCACCATGCCGAGCACCGATCTGCAGAGGTTGGTCAGGGACATGGCCAACATCGGCAGTGACTTGCTCATCGAGAGGTACGACAAAGTCCTCAAGCTCCATTGCGAAGGGGACTTCGCCAACCAAGAGACGTGCGTGGAGTGCGCGGATGAGGTCGCGGGCCACACGAAAGGGGTCTTCAGCATCAAGTTTCTCAACGTGTTCACGAAGTGCACGTCGATGTGCTCGAACGTCATGATCATGCAAGAGGATCAAAAGTTTTTAATCTTACAATACGATGTCGCCATGCTAGGAACCGTGCGATTCTTCTTGGCGGCTAAGGCCCTCGAAGACTAAAGGTCGTCCCCTCCAAGGTGTCGATCATCTTTGTAATCCCAAGGATGTTTTTAACCTTCAGTATCGGATATTTCTTCTTCAAGACGTCCTCGTCGTAGTACAGGAGGTCTCGAAGGCGCACGTCCTGACCGTGAAAGTCGTTGTTCGGACCCGCATACCTGCGAATCTTCGTCGTGATGTCCACGAGGGGACGACCCAGGTCGTCACACAACCACGCGTTTTGCAAGGGGAGGGAAAACTTCACCTCTCCCTCGTCGTCCTCCGGTGGAGGCCACTCGTAGTTGAGGTCGTTGGTGATCACCTTGTAGACGCGACCGCCGTAGTTGTACTTGATTCGGAGGATGGTGCGGGTGACGCACTGTGGGATCTCCCACGCCCTTCGTCGACGAGTGACGTCCACCCACAGGCTTGTCAAGACGCTCCAGTCCCGGCTCTCCTTGCGCCAGAACGCGTCCTCGATCGGCTCGCATTGGATCGACGGGTCAACCTCGTACTCGAGGTACTCGCGCTCCACCGACAAGTCGCGGGGCACGGTCAGTTTCCTCCACAGGCCATAAAGGGTAGTTAAAGCAGAAATTAACATGGCTTTATAGGAGATGGAGGCGAATTTCTTAAGCCGATTCGAAAACCGTCTGAGTGACTGGAAGAGTCGCATGGACAACGAACCATCCAACAAGGACCAGCACGAACAGGACATGGCCGACTACATCCTCCAGTGCATGCCTTTCATCAACAGATACGTCGAAGAGGAGGAGAAAGATTTGGAGACGAGCAACAACAACACATTCGGGTTCACGGAGACCAAGGGGTTGCAGAAGGGCGACATCTTCGACGACTACCTAGAATCCGTCGAGGGCGTGGCCGTGGACAAGAAGAAACCCTTCAAGAGGAATTACGTCGATTCGTGT